CTTATCGTTAGTTGGTTCTCCTTTTAACATTATAACATTATTTACAGAACCTTTTAAGTCGTTAACCCAAAGTTCAAGATTATCTGCTATAGCAAGATTCACTTCTATTTGTTTAGAAGCGTCTGCTCTAGTTAAATCTATTGCTCTAGCATCACGGCAAGCGGCAACAATGGCGTTTAGCTTTCGCTCTGCTACTGCCCAGCCACTAGACTTAAACATTGCGTCTAAGGCTTCCCCTTCGGCCACGACTTGTGTAGTTTCTGCATCAAACATATTACATTTGTTGTGAGTTCATAGTATTAGCGGCAGTTACTTGTTGCACGTCTGACGTTATAGCATTTGGGTCAGCTTGTCCTCCTTGTGCTGGTTGTTGTGGATTACGTAGTGACTTTGGTACTTCAAGACCTAGTAGGTCTAGGGCTTGTGCGGTCATCTCGGCAGATGTTTGTGGGTCAAGTCCGTTACGTAATTCAAGGAGATTGCGCACAGTTGTACCTATATCCATATCTGCATTAGTCATAAATACTTCTGTAATCATTCCCTCAACAATCATTTCTTCTAAGTTTTCTACAATTAAATCACCTCGCTTTTCTAGCTTACGAGTCATTTTGTCTAATAGCACTTGCACCTCTTGTTCGGTTGGAACTTTACTAGTCTTTTTATACATTTTTTCCATCTCTTCATGTACCATGTTTGAGATAACCGTCTCACGGAGTTCTTTAATGTTTTCAAAGTCTTTAAAGAGAGTTACCTTGTCACCATTCTTTAACATCTTAGGAACATGTACCATAACGTGACGGTCAATCCAGCGTTGTACAAAGTGTTCAATAGATTCAGTTACTAGAGAAAAAGCAGAGCGAGCTTCTTGAGATTGAATAGATGCTCCTGTAGCAGAAGTAGAAGCGGGGAGTTCACCAAGACTAATATCAAACACACTTGTTACATCTTGCGCCCACTGTCGAGCAGTCTTTTCATCTTCGTAAGAGCTTTGTCCTGATTCAAGAATAGCTAGTTGTTCTAAGTCAGCCGGGTCAGCCAATTCAATCACACCTTTAGAGATAAGATTAGACAGCATTTGTTGAGTCACTCCGGAGCCTTTACGTATCTTAAGCAGTCCAAGTTGTGCAATTGTATTCTTGTTAATACGTAGGTTTACTACAGTGTTAATCCACCACTGTAACTGCATGATAGTTTCAGCAATACCAACACCGTACCAACGGCCGGGAACCTTTAAGTACCAAGCTTCTTCGTATGGCTTGATAATATTACCTTGAGCATCTTTGTTTGTATTCTCTTCGACTAAGTGAAAAGCCAATGAACCAGTATCAATACCTGAGATAACAACATGACCATCAATCTCTACTCCAGACTCACGGTCAGTATCTTCTAGTGTGAGTACCCACTTCGGAATTTTTCCCCACATTTCATATACGTCACCAAATTGACCAGCTTTCTTAACGGTACTACCCTCTTCTTTCTCCATGTCACTAGATACTTTAAAAGCGTCTAGATTTTCCCAGTCCATACCTTTAACTTCACTCTTACTCATCAAAATACGCTCAGTGAAGCGGTAAGCAGATTGGATAGAGTCAGCAGTCGGGTCAATATATACGTTTAATAAGTCTACGTCTTTGCGTTGTAGATTCTCACCATCATAGTAAGTTTTCCAAACGTCTGTTCCATCAATAACGATAGTAGTTGTAAGTTGGTTTAGTTCATGCCCAAAGTATATCTTGCGGAAGTATTCACGAATTGAGCCACGAATGATATTGGTTAGGTGGGCATAATCCATATCTAACGAACGGAAGCGCACGTCTTTAGGGTCAAGGTCTACTGATTTGCGTACAGCATCGCAAAGAGTGCGAGTAAGTGGCACCCACAGTTTTTCTCGTTTAGTGATTGGGTCAACTGGAATATCGTAAATTCCCCAGTAGTTTTTACGAAACTCTTTAATCAACTCCCTCATATTAAAAGCAACCTTGTCAGTAATCCAATACTGCCCCATGTCGTACTTAGTCACTTCGTCCTTTACAATCGCGATAAGAGCGTTATCAGCCTCGAGTTTAGTAATCATATGTTTGTGGAAATAATATTATATAAAGTGTTCGTGTTGACTATCTTTGTTGATTTTAATTGGTTGCACTTCATACAGAGTGGTTGGATGTTATCAATATGATTTGTCCCTCCCTTTGAGACTGGCACTATATGGTCTATTGTTATCTTTACATCTGGCTCTGTTCTATTGCAACATTGGCATCTATTGCCTAACATCATTACCTTAGCTATCCACTCGGAAGAGTTTATTCTGCCTAAAGCTCTTCTTCTGTGCCTATTAAGCCGATTGGCGGCTTTCCATTTTTCAGGATTAGATTTTCTCCATTCCCTATTTCGTTCATTGGTCAATAGCGAGATTGCCTCTTTTGATAAGAGACTTCTATCAATCCGAGGTTTCTTTGGTGTTGCAGCGCTTTTGATTCTTAGACGGTAAACATTTGTTTTGTTACGACATTGATTGCAGATGCTTCTATAGAAAACATTGGGTGTCCCTCTCTTACTAACTGAGAGCCAACCGTAAGCCAAAAAGCGTTTACTACATTTCGTACAGTCTCTTTCTTTTTTGTCTACAGTCTGCCTCATTGTGCTTATTATTATACCACGTTAATAAATAGCTAGAGCGCTTTCCTTTAAGTCTGATGTGTGTGGGTACAGTGAACTAATAGCATATCTAGCAGAATCTATAGCATGGTCTAGCCCTGGAGTTGGTTCATTCAGCACTTTTCCATCTCTATCAGTTAGCCAAAGATAGTTTCTGTACTCTTTAATTAAATTCACTGAGCGTTTAGTTATAAACATTGGAAGTCCTTGTATGAGTTGAATACCCTGTCGTACTGAGTCCTTACCTTTCTGCGCTGGTAAAACTGATACTCCATATAGTTTAAGCTCATCAATACTCTTTGGCTCGGCACTGTCAGCAATAACCAACCTTCCTTTATCTGGAATGTTATTTATATAATCAGCTAAGTCTTTATTACTCATTCCTTTGCGGTACAGCTCTTCATCTAACACATATCCACCGTTGTAACGATAAACAGCCACTAAAGCGCTGGGGTCATTAGTATATCCAAAATCCAACCCTCTACGTTCCAATCTACAACCCTCTGGTACTGAATCAAGAATAGTCCAACCAGTAAAAATTCTAGTTTCAATTTCTCCTAACTGTCCTTCACCGTATACTTGCCACCAAGCTTTGTTATTTTTACGCATTTCAATAGAGGAAATAATCTCTGGTGAAAGGGCTTCATTGTCTTTATAAGTAAGAGTGATGTGTTCTAAGTCTGTACGATTAGGTTTAAGCTCTGAGTAAAACCAAAACTCACTAGACGGATTCCAGTCTAAAAATACAAACTCTTTAGTACGAACTTCTAGTTGGTCAAAAGCATCAAGTGTGATGTTATTACATTCATTTATAAAAAGTCTGTCGCGTCTACCTCCTCGTAGCTTATCTGGTTGGTCAACCGAAAAGAACTCTATTTGTGAACCTGTTTCAAAAGTATATACTTTATCACTTTCTCTCCAGTTGTTATCTTTCCAATATTGGTGTTCTTGCAATATCTTTTTAAAGTCTCGTAATGCTCCACGTTTTAAGTGTGGTAATGATTCTGATACAACCGAAGTAAGTGTTGGAGTTGTGTCTGTCTGCGCCCGATGTATTAAATACATCAAAATACTAATAGTCTTACTAGCAGAAGTTCCTCCCTGAACAGCACGTATTTTCTTAGTCAGTGCTGCTATCTTCTTGAGACTGGTTGTTGGTGAAAACATTATTCATTAAAGGGATTGGTTTCCCTGCACTGGTTATATCTTGTTCAGTCTTATCTTTCCAGCCGTAATTATTCTTTAAATTAAAGATTGCGCTAGTCTGATTCTTCCCGGTAAATAGATACTCTTCTACGTATTGATGGATTTTTCCCTTTGCTCTTTTAATAGTGTCAACATATTCTGGCCTATCTTCATATTCAATTAGTGTTTCTCGACTTGTATCGAGTGCGTTTGCTAGTCCAGTAATAGTTAAAGGTCTAATATATTTAGTATTATCTTCTGGGTCTTCACAACTAATAAAATAACTATCAATAGCCATTTGTAATTCCTCCACATTATTAAATTTTAAAGGTCTACCAACTTTTGACATATTCTAAATTATACAATACTTAATCAAGTACAGCAATTATGTTTTTGCAGTCTACTGAGTAGTAACCATCAGAAAGTGTGTGTCCTTCAACAAATTTAATGAATTTATCTTGCACCGCCTTAGTTTCTTCATTAGTTTGTACAACTTGGTATTTTTCTTCTTCTTTATTTAAAATAATACCCGAATCAGAAACTTTTTCTTCTGTTATTTTCTTAACAATTACATAGTTATTGATTGCTTGGTACATGGTTATATCTTATCAAAAATAATATAGGTGGGAGCAGTTGGTTTTACTGTTTTATCTTTACATTTACTACAAAAAAGGTTCTTCTTACTCTTTATCGGTTTATTACAGTTAAAACATTTTCTACTCATGATTTTTAGTATCTCCCACTTTTATATTAGTGGGAGTTGTTCTGCGACGAACGGATATATGAACGGCTATCGACGCTTCGATGCCACTATTTGATTATAGCAAATAGTTTTGTTTTGTCTGCTGAGTTATCAACAGGTCGCGTGTCCTCTCCACTGGGGTCGAACCAGCGTGACTTCGTGTGTTCCTTAAAGATAAGTAAAGTAATAAACTTATCGTGAGTGTGTAACAAGTATGAAATTAGTAACACTAGTCAAAAAGCCATAATGAGAGGAGAAAGGAACTACTGTGGGTATTATACCACAGTTTTAATCATAACTGTCACTTATTTTAGCGTTACAATCTTCACAGTAGGTAACTCTGTACTTATGCTCTTTATCCATGTAGTCATAGATTTGGATTTTGTCTGTTAAGTCTTTATCGCATTTACTACATCTGACTGTGCCGAAGGTTTTAACGCTCATGGTTATAAAAGGACAATGTTATTATCTACATTACCACTAAAACTTTTTTTGCTATACCAATCAGATAATCTTGATGGGCTTGTTTTAATCGACTCGACATCAGCACGTGGTTTTACTGAAACATACTGTGTACCAAGCTCACCTCTTTTGAGATAGCCGACTAATTCACCTTTTTTGTTATAATAATTTGTTTCCATAAATTTACTTTACCATATCAGGTCTAAGTTGTGCGACTTTATCCACAGAAACCGTAATAAAATTTAATTTGATTTACATACCAAATCTCCTCTAGTTTTTGTGAATCTTTCCGCTCGGCATAAGAGTCCATTTCTGATACGTGCTCTTCTCCGTAAAGTCTAACCATATTTTTCCTCATTGGGACTAAGTGCCACTCGTTCCAATTAGCGTTGCAGTTTGAATGTTCACCATGTACGTTATCTTCTCTAAACCACATTGTTACTGAGCTATCGCCTACTGGCACATAGTGACCAGCCTGTATATCACCAACTAAAGGTAAGTTACAAGTTATACAATTCTTCTCTGCGTCTCTTTGCCGAATGTATTTTGAAAACACTGTCCAAAGCATACCCTTAAGTAAATCAGTGTCGGTTGGCTTCTTGGCTGTTCCCCATCTTGAGCAAGGTAATGATGGTAAATCGTACTTTTCTATAAGTGCCCGTTTTTGAGCCATTTTTTTAGCTCTGGTACTCTTTACCGTTTTCTTAGTTTTAGAGGCTACTAGGTGGTGTTTTGCTCGTTTAAGAGGGGTTTTAGCTTGCAGTTGAGTCC